CGCGAGGAGGCGAGCTCGCTCCGCGAGCAGGCGGATCACGTCGCCCGCGAGCGTGCCGCTCGTGCCGGTGTAGGCACCGCTGAACCGCCGGGCGCGGTGCTCGATCTGCGCGAGGTCGTCTTCGGTGAGCTGCGGTTTGGCGTCACGATTCGGCATCGCGGCCCTCACGGTGCAGGAGCAGCGTCAGCAGCGAGTACGATGCGAGGTCCATCAGCGTGTCCTCGACGCCTTCGTGCTCTAGCCTTCCAGTGCGGCAGTAGGTTTGTAGCCGAGTGACCTTGTCGCTGAGCCTGACCATCGCGGCACGCCAAGCCTCGATGCCGACGAAATCGGCACCGTTGCGGATGTTCGCGAGCGGGTCAGTGGCCGAGCCGTAGTCGTAAGATTTCTTGGCGTGCATTTCTTTCAAAGAGTCGCACAGATCGAAGAACGCCTGGCTCGCGGGATGCGTCTCCCGTGCGACCCGCGCGGGCCTCGCCTCTTCCACGAGCCGGGCGAATCCCTTCACCGCCTCGACCCGCGTGGCGTATTCGGGCGGCGTCCACTCGGCGTACGTTTCGGATTGCGCGGAGGGCTGGGCGATCTGCCCCAGCTCGGCGGCGTCGCTCAGAACCCGCGTCGCCGCCTCCAGCGCGGGCTGGCACCCAGCCAGGCGTGACTCGACTGCGTTGCGGAGTGCTGCGTTGGCGGATTCGAGCGTTGCTTCGGTCATGCGTTCTTGATCCTTGGTTCGCTGATGTGCATCGCCACGAGCCCTCCGTCGTGGTCATAGATGAAAGTCTCCATGCACTGTCTACTCCCGACGAAACCGTGCGTGCTGTGCCAATCATCGGGCGGGCAGAGCGCCGGTGCCGTACGCACGACGACGCCGTCGAGCGTCTCGGTGGGACGCTGCCATTCGGCCGCCTGCGAGTGGAAGTGTCCCGTGTGCCACTCGCGGTAGCGGCACTCGCTCCACGACGCCGACTGCTCCAGCGCCATGATCTGCGGCAACTTTTTCTTTGCCTTGTGACCGTGGGTGAACCCGAGCAGGTTGCCGCCGTGCCGCACGTACTGACGCCCTCGGTACTCGCCCGAGACGTTCGTCGTTCGCGAATCGCGGAATCTCTCGACGGCGATGCGTTGCCATGCCCACGTGAGCGTCTCGTCGTGGTTGCCGTTCACGATCACCACGTCGGTCTGGCACGTCTCGGCGGATCGCTCGATGATGCCGAGCATCGAATCGCAGCCGACCTGAATCATCTTCTGCAGCCGCCCGTCACGCTCAAGCGGCGTGCCGCTGGTTGTCGTCCCGCTTGGCGTGTCGTAGTGGAAGAGGTCGCCGAGGAATGCGATGACGCGCCGGGTGGGCTTGTGGGAATCTCCCACCTCGACGAGCTCTCGCCCGGCCGCACCGACGAGCCGCTCGGCGAGACCGAGATCGTAGTCGTCGCCTCCTGTCGTGCGATGCCAAGCGTACTTGCCGAAGTGCGTGTCCGAGACGATGACGACCTGGAGCGTGCCGTCACGCTTCGCAGCCTGCTTCTTCTGCTTTGGTCGGCGGATTTCTTTCTTCGCCGCCTCGATCATCGCCTCGATAACTTCTCGCGTCGTCGGCCCGCCCTTCGGTCGCAACCGCACGTGGACGCGATGCAGTTCTGTGACGACCGGCTCACCGGTCTCGCGGTCGGCGGTCAGTCCCTCCCACTTGGTTGCCTCACTGCTGACCACCTCGAACCGGTCGAGGTCTGCCTCTATGTGGGCGAGCAGGTCGGCGACCGTGCGTATGCGAGCCGAGACGCTACGGGCCTCGATGCCCGAGTCGTCCTCGCGCTTGGTGACTTCCTCGGGCGTGCATCCCTTCGACAGGATGGCGCGAGTCAGTGAGTCTTTCGCGCTGCGTTGAGCCAATGCTCCACCCCCTGGACGCCGCTGACATGAAGCCCACGCTCACGACACGTCTCGATGATTGCCCGAGCGAGCGCCCGCTTTTGTATGGCGATCTCTCCGTTCGCCCACCTCGCACGCAGCGACTCCAGTTCCGCGAGTGCGTCGGGCGGCAGCTTGCAGTGCCACGCGACGAATCCCGGCTGATAGTTGGCGGCTCGCCCGAGCACGTCGTCCGCAATCGAGACACGCTTCTGCTTACTCGCCACGCGGCACCTCGCGATATCGCAGGATCTGCCAGAGGACACGACGCTGGACGCGGGCGAGCTCGGTCACCGTCTCCTCGCTGATCGTGGAGCCGAGCACCGCGTGGGCGATCTCGTGGAGGACGGTTTCGAGACGCTGGCCGTTCTTCAGACGCTCATCGACGAGCATCTTTGGAGGCTTCTCGTCGTAGCACGTCCAGCCGTCGGCGCGTCCCTTCAGCCGCGTGAAACGCAAGAGCCATCGCTGGCCCGCGATCGTGATGTCGTGATCGTCTGCCACGGCACCCGTCCTCCTGCGTTCATGGTGGATAAGGTGTCAATTCGCAGCGGCACGCCGGGCGTTGCGGATTGCGCGGCGGACGAGCAGGCGACCGGCAACATCGAGGAATGGGATGCCGCGCTTCTCTGCTTCCTCGCGGAGCCAGCCGACGATGGTGTCGAGATTCGCTTCGCACCAGTCGCAGCCGCGAGTGTCCATCTCGTTGGCGCGACGCTGGCAGGAGCATCCCGGCGCGGTGACAAATCCGATCGCGGCGAGCAGGGACTTGAGAGCCGTGCCGGGGTGGCAGTCGTTCCGCATTTCTTGATCGCTCTCGACGTTACCGGATCAATTGCAGCAGGCTTGGGAAGTTGTTGTCGCACACGTTGAACTGGGTCTCCGAATACACCTCGTAGCACTCACATTCCTCGGGTACTGTACTGCCCGTGATCGTGAAATCTTCTAGCGTTAGCGTCTGCTCGCTAAATATTCCGTCGGGGCCTTGAGCGAGAGGGCCAGACGTGTAGGTGCGAAACCTAAATGCAAACGCCGGGCAGCCTGCGTAGGCGACCGAGACTCTCGCGTACCACTCTCCATCTTCATAAAAAAGCCGCACGCTTTCTTGCCTGGAAAGAGATATCGCCACGGCGGAAAACTCCACTGCCGTGCGCAAGTTGCAGTCTCGCGTAACACTCAAGGTTCTCTCTGCGGTGAGTCCTGCCGCAACCCATCTAGGAGGAGCCTTGATACGAATACCAAGGGTACATTTTGTAGGTTCGCAGCACTCGCAGCCTAGCTGCAACAGGCCGCTTTTGACCAATAACTTGCCTAGCAGTGTACCCAGTGCCATGTCAGCAAGCCGTCGTCCCGATGGTCGTGATCGTGAGCGTCGCCGATGACTGTACTGAGACGCTCGCTCGCGTGAATTGAAGACCCGCAGTCGTCAGCGTTACCCCGGTTAGCACCGTGACGACAGCCGTGCTAGTTGGCTGGAACCACTCGATGAGATGCCACGCGGTCCCGTCGCGAGCGATGGCGCAGTCAGCAGCGCCGGATGGATCTGGCACCGACGCAAAAAGATTGACCACACTCGCCGTGTTCGGCGTAGCCGTCTGATACTTGAACTCGACCGTCTTGGTGGAGCTAATCGCCCACGCACCGCTGAACGTAGCGACGCGGAAGGTCTTCCTCGAGTCAGACGAGACGGCACCGAACCGCAGCGGAGCCTCAGCGCGATCGCCCGCCTCATAGTCACGCACGACCGCCGCGATCCGCTCGGCCGAGCCCTTCGTGAACGTCACGCGCTGCGGCCGTGCCGCTTGTCCGTCCGGCCGCTGCGGCATCTCACCCCTCGTAGATCGAGATGACGAGGCGTGAGTTGGCGACAGCCGCCTTCGCGCCGTAGTCGCCTGCCGCAAGTCGCATCACCGCAGCCTCGCCAGCCCGCAGCGTCACGGCTTCGTAGAGCGTCGTGCCGTCGAGCCTGCCGAAAGACACGGTGTGCGTCCCGGTCGTCGCCAGCGACCGTGCGAAGGCGAGCCCGACGCTTGAGAGCGACGCTGTCGAGATCGCCTGCGTGGCGGTCCCGAGGTTCAGCGTCAGGGCGATCATGCCCGTGGTGGTCATGTCCGCAGTGACGCCGCTCGCGGCGAATGTCTGCGAGAGCGCACCCTTCGCGACTTGCCCGGTGATCGTGTAGCTCACGTCTGCCATGTCGTGCCTCAGAACGGTGGGGTGCCGAAGTAGGAAGAGAAATCGACCTCGCGAAAGACGCGACGCTCAAGGATGATCGGCAGCGAGCCCGCCGACGCGAGATCACCGGATTCGGTAAGGGCGACGGGACTCGCTGCTGCGATGTCCTCATTGTCGAGCTTGACGGTCGCCCGTTTTTTCTCGCTGCCTTGGATGTAGTTGAGTCCGATGTTCGGCAGAAGCAGATTCCACCCGCTTTGCCTGAAGACGAGCTCGGTGGTGCCGCTCCAGTAGTTGACCTCGATGTCGTTGACGACCTCAGTTTGCTTGCTTGCAGAGATGCCAGCGCATTGCCACGTGTGCTTTGCGCCCCAGAGGTACGGGCTGGCGTTCACGCAGTTCGTCACCGCCGCCGCGAGGTCAGCCGGAAAGGTCGCCCGATTCCATGCGATGGTCGCTCGCACTTCAGATTCCAGCGTAGTCAGCCCCTCGAAGTAATCGTTCGCCGCGTTGACGAGCGGCCGTCGATCGCTGTTGCCGTTGCCGTGGTAGTAGACGAGCGCAGGCACCTGGGCACCACCGGTCGAGAACGACCACACGTCAGGGCGCGCGAGCGGATTCGGCTGGAAGTCGGTCGTGCCGACCTGCGGCAGTTCGTAGCTGTACGTCGCCTCGACGTGGTAGCGGTCGGTCTCGGTGAACGAGCCATTCGTACAGACGAGATAGGAGTACTCGGGGTGTCCACTGCCGTGCTTGATACCGACCGCATCGATGATCGCCTGCTGCGACTCGGGTGCATCGACCGTGACGATGACCTTGCGCTGGGCCGTCGGCGACGAGCCGAAGCGGTGCTCGAACGTGCGAGGCAGGATCTCGGTGGTTTGGAGGATTGCCATGAGTTAGCCGCCGATAATCTCGACCGCACCGCCGACACGCACGATTTCCTGACGCAGTTTCTGGAGTTCCTGCGTCTGCCTGCGAGCCTCCTCGATCGCCGGATCTTGTCTGCCAGACGCGATCCGCAGGAACTCGTCGATACCGCCTGAGCGGAGGTCCTGAACCTGGAGGGGCTCCTGCGAGACTCGCGAGAGTTTGTCAAGCCGCTCTTCGGTGATCTCCGCGACCCTCGTGTCCAGCTTGACCTGAAGGTCGAGCCCTTCCTTGAGCCGATCGATAGTCCGCTTGAACTCATCCTCGTCGATGATGTTGTCCGTGAGGTTCTGCCGCAGTTCCTCGATGCGAGACGAGAAAGCGTCAAACCCTTCTTGAGAAATCTCGAACGCCGCACCGGCGTTGTTCAGTTGCTCTTGAATGCCGACGAGTTGCTCGCTCTGGACGACCGCCTGCTCGAACACCTCTTGCAGTCGGGAGACAGCCGTGACGTACGTGTCCGGGTCGATCACCTCGGCTTCGAGTTCAGAACGCAGTTCTTTGATCGTCTCGCTGAACTGACGAAACGCGCCCGGCGCGACCGTGAACGCCTCAAACGAAAACGCCTTATCGAGGTCGGCATTGACCTTCGCGATGACCTCCTCGTTCTTCTTCGCCGCTTTTTCCTGCGCAGAGAGTTGCGCGGCGAGCGCTGCCGCCGCTGCGTTGCGAGCACCTGTCTCTTCGCTGATCAGAGCGTTGAGCCGCGACTGAGCGTCGGCGACCGCCAGCGCCTCGGCCTCAACGAGTTGACCATCTGCCGCAGCGATCTCGGCCGCCTGTCGATACGCCTCGAACGCCTCACGCAGGCGCTCGGCTGGCAGGCCGGTGCTCTCCTCCAATTGAATGATTTTCTCGCGAGCCGCGTCCACCTGCGACTGAATCTGCGCGATCGGATTGCGAGCGTTCTCGACCGCCGCACGAATCTGCTCTACCGCCTGCGTTGCGGCACCTTGGTTCGGGTTCTCGCCAGACAGGAAGCGGTTGTAGGCGTCCTCGAAAGCCTTGTTGCGAGCCTCGACCTGCTCCGCAGCGGCAGTAGCAAGGTCCGCGCCGAATTGCTGGAGCGTCTGCCCAGCCTCACCAGTGCCGGGAATGAACGAGATCGCCTTGCCGAGGGCGGAAACAGCATTGCCGACGATCCTCGCCAAGACGTTGCCGATGTTCAAAAACCCGTTGAAAACCCGCTGCACGACGAGACCGACTGCCGTCAACGCATCGACGACGCCAGCCAAGTTCGACGACGAGCGTTCCACGGACTCTGAGTAGAGACCGAATGACGTGGCGAATACATTCAGTCCGCTGACCGTGCGGTCGAAGACCTGAGCGAATACGTCGGCGACGTTGAGGAGACCATCTACGAATCCTTGGCCAATCGACGCACCACCTGCGTCTCCTACGAACGACGTGAACGCATCAGCGGCTGCTTGGATGCCCGGTGACAGGTCGGCAACGATCTGCCGCACCACGCCCTCGACGCTCTTCCCGGCGAGCGTGAATGCGTCGTTCATCGCCTCGACGTTGCGTGCTTGTACGTCATTGAGCGCGAGCCCTAGCCGGATCGCTTGATTCGCAATGCCAGCGACCGCGTCGCCACCGCCCTCGAAGAGCGGCAGAAGCGATGCCCCTGACTTGCCAAACAAGGCGACGGCAGCGGCAGACCTGCCAGCCGGGTCTGGGATTTCGTTGATCGCTGACGCGATCGCTTGAAACTGTTGCGTAGCGTTCTGGCCCGCGAGACCCTGCACTGACAGCCCGAGCCCAGTAAACGCATCGACGGCTTCCTTGCTGCCTGTCTGGGCTCCCCGCAGTTGTACTTGCAATTTGCTGAGTGCCGCACCGAGTTGATCGCTCGACACGCCAGCCAAGTCGCCCGCGAGCTCCAGACCTGAGAGCTCCTCGAACGTAATGCCGAGCGAGCGCGACAACTTGCTCGATGCGTCGATGCTGTTCGCCACCGACCGGCCGAATCCGACCAGCGCCTGCGTCGCCTGCTGAAGTCCGCTCGCGACCGCCGTGATGCTGCTGATCGCTACGCGTCCGATGGCGATGTTTTTCAGAACTCCGAGATCACGACCGGCTTTCTTGCCCGAGTTCCCAAGGGTGTCGAGCCTGCGCTCCACGTCCTTCACCGACTTCGCGAGTGAAGCGGTGTTGGCGCTGATCTGCATCGCCAACGCGAGAGTAGTCGCCATCACTCACCGTCCAAGTCTGCCTGTAGTCGTCTCAGCGTCGCCGTGATCTGCGTGTGGTGCTGCGGTGCGTGCGGGTCGAGCGGCATCAGTTCTTCAATCGTCGGCGGCTTGCCCTTGCAGTACGGGGCGACACTTGCCGCAGCCACAAGCGCCGACTGCCTCCACTGGTTACCGATCGGCTCGAAGTACCTGTCGTAGATGATCCACTCCGTGAACTCTCGCGAGTCCATCTCCTCGCACAATTGCCGCACCGTTTTCTTCAGGTGGCCCGCCAGCCGAAAGAGAAATCGCCTCTCGGGACGGGCATTCATTCCCCCGCGAGTTCGTCTGCGTCCTTTTGTGTCATGCCGTTGTGTGCCATCGCCACTTCCCACAGGCGATTCATGACACGGCCGTTCTTTTTCGCCAGCGTCTCGATGTCTTCCTTCGTGAACAGCAGATGCCCGCTCGCGTCGCACAGGCACGCCTGGAGGTACTTCGTGCGGAAGTTGTCCACGTGCTTCCCACCGGCGCGGATGTACTCCAGCTCAAACGCGTCTCGCTCACCCACGCTCATCACGCGGATGTAGACGGCGTCGCCCCACTCGGGCACCTTGACCTCAAGGGGCTTCGAGTCGTCGGCGGCGAGGATCTGCTCTTTCGTGAGTGGCATATCAGTTATCCAAGAGGGTGAACTCGGCGGTGTACCGCGTCACGCCATTGACTTCAGCGGCAGCGGACACCGATTCCAATACTGCCTTCTGAGTCAAATTCATCCCGCCGCCTGCCACCGTGAGCGTGTTGCGGCTACCGACGAGCGCGATGCTCGGGACGGTGCCGAATGCGGACACCGAGACGCTGCCGGGATTCGGGTTGAAGTTCGCAGACCGGCCGACGTTCTCGCCGCCGTATGTCCACGAGAGACCGGCGATCTCAGTGAACGTGACGCTGCCCCACGTCGCCGAGATGCCCGTCGAGTACGTCGCCACTGCGGGAACCTCCCCGCGTCAGCGAGCCACGCGGAACGTGGCCGAACCCCGGATCACGTCGTTCGTCGCGAGGGTGACCGACGAGCTCGACACGGTCGCCGACTTAGACAGCGAGATGCCGCCCGTGATAGCGAGCGTGCCGGTAGCGGCATCGGTGATGACCGCATTGCCGAGATACTCGATCGTCACCTCGCGGCCCGTGTCGGTCGCGGAGCCCTTCAGCGGGCGGTCCATCGTGGCGACCTGAGCACCGGCCGTGAGCCCGAGGTGCGACACGTCGATCGTGTCGCCAGCCGCCACGTCGTTGAGGTTGTACGTGATCTGGGTGACCGTGTAGGTCACGCCAGCGAAGGAGAAGTTCGTGCCGGACGAATCATGCGGCGTGCTGTATGACATGCGTCACTCTCTCCACCAGATGTCGTAGGACTGCGTGACCGCGTACGAAGGCGGCTGGTCGGAGCCTGCCAGCGTGACGAAGTCATCGACCTCGTTTTCGAGGCTGACCTGCTCCACAACCGTATTGTCCACCGTGCCGCCGTACCCATCCAGAGTGCGACGCATAGCGTCTGCCGCCTCGCGGGCCTGGTGGTAGGTCGCCGCCACGACCGTGTAGTCCACGGAAACCCGTGGCACGCCGTGAGGTGAGCCGAGCGTCTGGGTACGCTCGATGCCGGTGCGCCTCCACGTGACGAACGGCAGGGCAGACGAGGCTGGGGCGAGCAGAGGGTAGATCCGCGTGCCGACCACGCTGGTCACGGCGGTAGCCGACACCAAGGCATCGAGCAGCACCTTTTCCGGGGACTTGTAGCTCATCGCCGCCTCCCGACGCCGCGAGACTTTGCGCCGTCCGCAACATCCTTCAGGGCATTTTCCAGACGCACCGCCATCTGGATTTCTAGCGTCGCACGGACCTCTGGCAGCGATCTGGTGTAAGCCGTCCTGACAGGAGGGGCTTTTTTTCTTCCTCCAATCGGCATCTGCCCGAGCTCAACCTGCTGCCCCGCTTTCGCAACCTTGAAAAAGGACTTGGGAAACGGTTTGGTTCTAATCTTTCCGGCAGACTTCCCTCGCCTCGCGGTAGTGATCTGAAACTCACCCTGCCGCTTTTCTGTCTTGCTGCGGTATGTCGATGCGTACCGTGTTTTAGTGCGGCGTTTTTTAGTGCCAAACTCAACGAAGCCTTGATGGAAGCCCTGCGTTTTAGGCCCACCGCCCACTGCCGCTTGATATCCAACTAGTGCCACGGCGTTTCCGCTCTTGTATCGCTTCACCTTTGTCGCGATGCTTTTCCTGAGATTTCCGGTCGGTCCCTTCGGAGTCAGCAGGCGAAGCTGCTTGAGCGCAGGCTTTGACGCAGCACGAAGGGCGGCACCGAGATAGCGTGCCGAAATGTTGGCGGGCAGCCGCCGAAACGCTGCACGCAATACGGCGAGCTCCTGAGAGTCGAACTCGACCTTGACGCGAGTGTCTGCCATTACGTCCGCTCCTCGCAGATGCACTCGTGCTCGCTGCG